ATATTTTGCGTGTGGTATTGGATCTGCTCTTGCTGGGAGGGGCGCTGATCTTCTGCTTGTTGATGATCCTCACTCTGAGCAGGATGTTATTAACGGAAACTTCTCAGTGTTTGATAAAGCCTATGAGTGGTTCACATTTGGAGCGCGTACTCGACTAATGCCGGGAGGCAGAGTGGCGATTGTACAGACACGTTGGCACATGGATGACCTTACGGGGCGTGTAACCAACGATATGGTGAAGAATGAGCTGTCTGATCAGTACGAAATTGTGGAATTTCCCGCACTTTTGGAGTCTGACGATGGGAAAATGAAGCCTTTATGGCCTGAGTTCTTCGATTTACCTGCTTTGGAGCGTACAAAGGCGTCAATGCCTACGTTTCAGTGGAACGCGCAGTACCAACAGCAGCCTACAGCTGAAGAAGCGTCCATAATTAAGCGAGAATGGTGGGGAATTTGGCCTCATGACGATCCACCACCCGTAGAATACGTAATTATGTCGTTAGATGCCGCCGCAGAGAAGCATAATCGCGCCGATTACACCGCTTTGACCACTTGGGGTGTGTTTTTGAACGAAGAAGAGGGCGCACACCACCTAATTTTGCTCGATTCTATCAAAGAACGGTTAGAATTTCCTGAATTAAAGAAATTATCGATGGATGAGTACCATAAATGGGAGCCAGACGCGTTTATCGTTGAGAAAAAGTCCTCTGGGGTAGCAATTTATCAAGAAATGAGGCGTATGGGCATACCTGTACAGGAATATACCCCCCACAGGGGTACTGGAGATAAGATGGCACGGCTTAATTCTGTGGCTGATATCATCGCATCGGGCATGGCATGGGTTCCATCCACCCGTTGGGCGGAAGAATTAGTGGAAGAAATCGCAGGATTTCCGTTTATGTCTAATGATGACCTTGTGGACAGCACCGTTATGGCCTTATTACGCTTCCGTCAGGGCGGTTTTATACGATTACCTACAGATGAATGGGATGATGAACCACAATATCATTATAGACGTGAGTATTATTGACGCTATACTACGCGCAGGGGAACTTTCCCGCCCCTATCGTGGGCGCTGTTTATCCCACCCGTTAGATGGCGTCCACACTTTACTGGACGAGTAGTGGTATGATCTGCTATAGTCGCAATAACTTTATATCGTGAGGGCATAATATGGCAGTCGAGAAACAGATGACTCCCTTTGACATCGAGGGACAGGAAGATCAGGCAGAACTGCAAGTAGAGGTTATCAACCCTGAAGCCGTCTCTGTAGAAACAGAGGATGGTGGGATCATCATCGACTTTGAAGGAGAGATGACTAACGAGATTATGGGCGGCGGTCATGATGAGAATATAGCAGAATCTCTAGAAGACGATGAGTTAGCATCTATGGCCTCTGAACTTATAGCAGATTTTCAGGCAGATCGTGAGTCTCGCTCCGACTGGGCTAGGGCATATGTCAAAGGACTAGACCTCCTAGGTATGAAAGTAGAGGACAGGCAGCAACCGTGGGCAGGAGCCTCTGGGGTGTTCCACCCGTTACTTACAGAGGCTGTGGTAAGGTTTCAGGCACAGGCTATGGGTGAGATATTCCCCGCTTCTGGCCCCGTACGTACCAAGATAGTGGGTAAACAGACCCCACAGAAGACAGATCAGGCAAATCGCGTTCAGAACGAAATGAACTATCTCTTAACTGAAGAGATGTCTGAGTACAGGGATGAAATGGAGCAGATGCTCTTCAAGCTTCCAATCGCGGGTTCTGCGTTTAAGAAGGTATACTACGACCCACTCATGGAGCGTCCTTGCGCTATGTTTGTACCCTCTGAGGACTTCGTAGCGTCTTATGGAGCGTCTGACCTACAGACATGCCCTAGGTACACTCACGTCATGAAGAAGACAACTAACGAGATCCTACAGCTTCAGGTAAACGGGTTCTACCGTGATGTAGACTTACCTGAACCTACCCCCGACTACTCAGACATACAGGAGAAGTATGACGAGTTGGATGGCGAAGAAGCGATCATTGAAGATGATGATCGACACACAATACTAGAGATGCATGTTGACATGAACATGCCAGATGCGTTTGAAGACCCAGACGGTATTGCGAGACCTTACGTGATAACCCTAGACAAGTCTTCATCTACAATATTAGCGATTAGGAGGAATTGGTACGAGAATGACGAAAAGAAAAAGAAACGTATGCATTTCGTACATTACAGATACTTACCGGGCTTGGGATTCTATGGCACAGGACTCATTCACCTCATGGGAGGCTTGGCTAAATCAGCCACCTCAATACTTCGCCAACTTATTGACGCGGGTACGCTATCTAATCTACCTGCGGGTCTTAAAGCTCGCGGCTTGCGTATTAAGGGTGATGATTCACCGCTTATGCCGGGCGAATTTAGGGATGTGGACGTACCGGGTGGCGCTATACGCGATTCAATTACGTTTATCCCTTATAAAGAGCCATCGAGCGTACTCTACTCGTTACTCGGAAATATTGTAGACGAAGGTAGACGGATAGGTTCAGTAGCCGACATGCAGGTCGGAGACATGAACCCTAACGCCCCTGTAGGCACAACGTTGGCTTTGATGGAAAGATCCATGAAAGTTCTTTCTGGTGTACAGGCGAGGCTCCACGCGTCTCTGAAGAACGAATTACGGATACTGGCAAAGATCATCCATGACTATATGCCGTCCGAGTATGCTTATGAGATGGATGGTGATTTTGATCGTAAGAGTGATTTCGACAAGCGGGTAGATGTTATACCTGTGAGCGACCCCAATGCTGCAACCATGTCCCAGCGTGTGATGCAGTACCAAGCGGCAGTGCAACTTGCCCAACAAACCCCCCAAATATACGACATGGGCAGGCTGCACCGCCAAATGCTAGAAGTTCTTGGTGTTCAGAACGCAGATGAGATTGTCAAACTACCAGATGATATGAAACCCGCAGATCCGGTTACAGAGAACATGATGATTATGAAACAAGAGCCTATCAAGGCGTTCAAGTATCAGGATCACGAAGCGCACATAGCGGTTCATATGGCTGCTATGCAAGATCCAAAGCTTATGCAGATCATAGGACAATCACCGTTTGCTTCAGCAATACAGCAGTCGATGTCTGCACACATAACAGAACATGTAGCGTTCCAGTATCGCCGTGAGATAGAGAAACAACTGGGTGTAGAGATGCCAAACGAGGAGCAGCCGCTACCAGAAGACGTAGAAGTAGAGCTATCCAGATTAGCTAAAGAAGCTGCAGAGAAGGTTCTGGGTAAGAACCAAGCAGAGGCAGCACAGCAAGAAGCGCAGAAGCAACAGCAAGACCCGCTTACGCAGATACAGCAGCGAGAGTTGACAATAAAAGAACAAGAGCTGCAGCATAAAATGAAGATAGATACAGCCAAACTAGAACTCGACGCTGCTAAGTTGGAAAGCACGAAGAAGATAGAAGGCGCTAAGATTGGAACTAAACTAGCTACAGAGCTAGATAGGGAACAGCGCAAAGACAAACGTGAAGGTACTAAAATCGGGATAGATATAGCAAGGGAGCTTGATAAGGGTGGAGATTAATTTATTTGACGCTTTAGAGAGGCGTCTAGACGAGTATAAGATTGAAATATCAGACTACTTGTCCGGTGGTGGTGTCAAGAACATGGAAGAGTATCACAGGCTAGTCGGGAAAAGTGAAGGTATAGATATTGTACTAAATAATTTAAAAGAGCTTGAGAAAAGATTTAGAGAAGCATAAGGTGCTTCTAGTTATTCGCGGATAGGCCGCGCAGGGCAACGGTGAGCCTTTAAATCGCTGCAAATGGGTGTAAGATGGTTGCGACAGTAAAAGTCGATAACACGAAGGTAACAGATGACCTTCAAGCAAAACTACCAGAACCTACGGGATACAGGCTTCTGATAGCACTTCCAGAGATCGATGAGAAGACAGAAGGCGGAGTAATCATGCCTGATGGCCTTCGAAAAGATGAGTCTACGGCATCAATTATTGGTTTTGTTATAAAAGCAGGACCGGATGCTTATTCAGACACAGAGCGCTTTCCTAATGGTGCTTGGTGTAAAGAAGGGGATTTTGTTATTTTCAGATCCTATTCTGGCACTAGGTTTAAGGTTCATGGTAAAGAGTTTCGTTTGATAAATGATGACACTGTAGAAGGTGTTGTTGACGATCCAAGGGGGTATACAAGAGCATGAATACGAATACCGCAGAAAACCTAGAGGACAAAGTAGAGGACGTACAGGAAGAATCTACTGAAATCGAGGTTGAGATTGAAGAGGTTTCTGAAGAGCCTAAGAAAGAAGACAAGGCCGAGGTAAAGGCAGAAGAGCCTGAACCAAAACCTGAAGCGGAAACGCCAGACGCTGAGATTGATAAATACAGCGCAGGGGTGCAGAAACGTATCGATCAGCTAACAAAGCAGTATCGTGACGAAGAACGCGCCAGACAAGAGGCGCAGGGGCTTCAAGAAGAAGCTGTAAAGTATGCAGAGAAGGTCAAAGAGGAGAACGAAAAACTTCGTAAGTCTTTGGAAGACAATGAATCTGTATTACTTGATCAGGCCAAGAGTAGGGTAGAAGCACAACTTGCACAGGCTAATGCTAGCTATAAAGCAGCGTACGAAGCAGGTGATCCTGACAAACTGTTGGAAGCGCAAGCAGAACTCACTAGGTTGCAGAACGAACAGTACCGTGTGACTAACTATAGAGCGCCAAAACGAGAAGAGCCTGTAGAGGTGCCAAAGACCGCACCACAACAGGAGGCTCCTAAAGCAAAAGAGCCTTCTCAGCTAGGTAAAGACTGGCTGAATAAGAACACATGGTTTCACGGTAAGGAAGAAGGCGATCTTCGTATGACGGGGTTTGCTTACGGGGTGCATGAAGAACTCATCACAAAAGGAGTTGCGCCAGATACCGAAGAATACTATAATGGAATTGATAGCGCGATGAAAAACGCGTTTCCAGACAAGTTTGGGGTTGTTGCAGAGGAGCCTGCAGAACCACAACCTCAAGCGGGCAACGTGGTAGCCCCGCCGTCTCGTACGTCAAAAAAGCCACGCAAGGTTAAATTAACTCCAACCGCAGCCGCACTCGCCAAACGGCTCGGTCTTACTCCAGAACAGTATGCGGCGCAATTAATGAAGGAAAGCTGATATGGCTGAAAGAACTCCACGCACTACAGAAACTAGAGAGAAAACAGAACGTAAAAAAGGGTGGTCTCGACCACAAGCACTACCTACGCCCGAACCTCGTGACGGTCTCCATTTTAGATGGATTCGTACAGCGACTATGGGCAACAGTGATAATACGAATGTATCTTCCCGTTTTCGTGAAGGCTATACGCCAGTAAAAGCAGAAGAATTTCCTGATTTAAACGTTGTGTCTGATATCGATTCCCGATTTAAAGACAACATTGAGGTAGGTGGTCTATTATTATGTAGTATACCTGCTGAAATCGCTGAAGAACGTCGCCAGTATCAATTAGAGCAGGCGCAACATGCACAAGATGCGGTAGATCGTAATTTCATGAGAGAGAACGATCCTCGTATGCCTGTGTTAAACCCAGAGCGTTCAACGCGAACTTCATTTGGGAAGTAACCTTTTTAGGGAGCTTCCTTGGTATAAACTTGGTTAGGAGATTGAGCAATGGCTACTACAGCAGCTCCCTATGGCCTGAAGCCCGTAAAACGTGCGGATGGTCAGCCCTATGCAGGGGCAACTTCTGAGTACCTAATCGATCCCGCTGGCGAGGCGACTAATATATTTTTTGGTCAAGTTGTTCATCTGGGAACCGATGGGTACATCGCTCTAAGCACCGCAACTGGTGCGGATGGCACTACAAACGCTCTACCAACAGGTACAACCCTGAAGGGTTCATTAGGCGTTTTCGTAGGCTGTGAATATAAAAATGCGGAAGGTCAACAAATCTTTAGTCAATACTATCCATCTGGCACAGCCAATGGTGGTGCGATTAAGGCTCTAATTGTTGACGATCCAAATGTTCTCTTTCAAGCACAGCTTGATGGAGCAGCAGCACAAGCAGATGTGGGTCAAAACACATTCTTTGCTGCGGCACAGTCAACTTCAACAGGCAGCACATCAACTGGTAACTCTACTTCAGCACTAGAAGCAGACTCAGTGGCTACAACTGCAGCTTTTCGTATTGTGAGCTTTGTCTCACCTGCGACTGATGCGTATCCAGATGTGTTGGTTAAATTTAACCCCGGCTATCACAGCATGACTAGTGCTGTAGCAGTTGCGTAAGGAGACTGAATAATGGCTATGTCACGCGCCCAGCTCCTTAAAGAGCTACTTCCCGGTTTAAACGCATTGTTTGGATTGGAATATGATCAGTATGAAGGCGAACATGCCGAGATATATGAGACTGAAAACTCAGAGCGTTCATTTGAGGAAGAAGTCAAATTATCCGGTTTTGGAGCAGCTCCTGTGAAAGCAGAAGGTGCATCAATTTCGTACGATAACGCACAAGAGCATTATACTGCTCGATACAACCACGAGACCGTTGCAATGGGTTTCTCTATCACTGAAGAAGCGATGGAAGACAACTTGTACGACTCACTGTCTGCTCGTTATACAAAAGCACTAGCTCGCGCTATGGCTTATACCAAGCAGACTAAGGCTGCATCACTATTGAATACAGGTTTCTCAACCTTTCAATCAGGTGATGGCGTTTCATTGTTTGCTACTAACCACCCAACTGTTGGTGGCGGTACAAACTCTAACAAGCCAGCGGTTAACGCAGACTTGAACGAAACTTCACTAGAGCAAGCAGTTATTGATATTGCAGCGTACACAGACGAACGCGGCCTATTGATCGCAGCTCGCCCTCGTAAGTTAATCGTTCCACCAGCATTGATGTTTGTTGCAACAAGACTGCTTCAAACTGAACTACGTGTTGGTACAGCGGATAACGACATGAACGCAATACGTTCAAACGGTTCTATCCCTGAAGGGTATCGCGTAAACCATTATCTAACAGATACAGACGCGTTCTTTATCACCACAGATATTCCAAACGGTATGAAGCACTTTGTTCGTACTGGTATGGCAACATCTATGGATGGTGATTTCGATACAGGTAATGTTCGCTACAAAGCTCGTGAGCGTTACTCATTCGGCGTTTCTGATCCGTTGGGAATTTACGGTTCACCCGGAGCATAAATTATGTTATAGTGGGGGTACTTCTTTTCATAGAAGTCCTCCCTGTAACTGGGGCAGCGTAAGTTGCCCCTTTCTTTTTTAAAAAACTATGTTATGCTGTTTGTAGGGGCAACATTAGCCTTGCAGACAGGACACTCCCCTACCTGACGTTGCACAGACTGCTAGGCGAAACCTTGTGCAAAGGGTATTTATTATGGCATCAACAACATTCTCAGGCCCAGTGACATCTTCTGATGGTTTTATTGGGGCAATCACATTAACAACTTATACTGTTGCAACTCTACCTGCTGCAGCTTCTTCAACAGGAACTATGGCTTATGTATCAGACGCGCTTAAAGCTTCTGAAACAACAGGTAATGGAACAGGAAACGTAGCTTTCTCTGATGGATCAAATTGGATTCGTGTAGATACTGGCGCTGCTGTCGGCGCGTAGGGGGTGAATCATGAGTAGATTTCAACCACCTAGTGTTGAAGAACTAGCGGCTCGTGGGTTGGGACCAGACGGTAAACCGTTAAAAATCCAGAAAACACGAGCTAGAAACGATGACGGTACGCTAAAAGCAGATGATCCTTCTACGCCTGATGTAAATGAGGCATGGGAAGAAAAGTCTGCAAAAAAGCGTGGTCGCCCTAAGAAAAAGGGGTAATTTATGTCAAGTGATGTAAAATCTAAGCGTATAACAGCAACAGGTTCTCTTTCAGTTGGGCCAGCCAGAATACGACAAATTCACATACTCACTTCTTCTAGCGCAGGAAGGCTTACCATTACTGACGGAAGTGGTGGCGAGACCGTTTTAGATATTGATACTCAGCAATCTACATCAGGATCTATAAATGTTCCTAGTGATGGGATTAAAGTAGGTGATATTCACGTTTCTGCAGCAACTAATATAACAGCAGCAACTATATTCTATAATTAGTGCTATGGCTGCTAGAAGTAAGGGTACAATGAAAGGTCATACCATCAGTGGAGGACATAAGCGTCCTACCAAAAAAGGTGCTGGTATGACCAAAAAAGGTGTAGCTAAGTACCGAAGGGATAATCCCGGTTCTAAGCTAAAAACCGCTGTTACAGGTAAAGTAAAGAAGGGCAGTAAGGCTGCTAAGAGAAGAAAGTCTTATTGCGCTAGGTCTGCAGGTCAGATGAAAAAGTTTCCTAAAGCAGCAAAAGATCCAAACAGCCGTCTAAGACAGGCCAGAAAAAGGTGGAAGTGCTAATGGCAAAAGCAACCCCAACTAATTCTGCTCTATGGTCTAGAGCAAAAGCAGCAGCTAGAAAAAAATTTAAAGTATACCCTTCAGCGTATGCAAACGCTTGGGCTTCTAAATGGTACAAGTCTAAGGGTGGAGGCTGGAAGGGTGGCAACAACAAGGTAGCTAAACGTGGCAAGAGCAAAAAAGCCTAGCAAAAAAGGTGGTCTAGGCAAATGGTTTGCTGAAGACTGGAGAGACGTAAAGACCGGAAAGAAATGTGGTCGAAGCGGTAAGAAAGATAAGAGAAGATCTTACCCTGCGTGTCGCCCTAAAGCTGTTGCTTCTAGGATAACAAAATCAGAGGCCAGAAAGAAGACTGGTCCTAAAAGAGTTAAGTGGTCAACCACTGCAAGTGGCAGGAAAAGGAAAAAGTAAATGGCAGTAGTAACTCCCGACTTACCTGACATATTTGAAGAAGCCTACGAACGTGCAGGGATAGAGCTAAACACAGGGTATGACCTAAGAACGGCTAGAAGAAGCTTAAACTTAATGCTTCTTGAGTGGCAAAACAGGGGTTTAAACCTTTTTACTGTTGATCAAGGGACTCTGTCACTAACAGAAGGTACGGCATCATATGACATGCCAGCTGATACTATAGATCTTATAGAACAACATATAAGAACAGGCAGTGGAACTAATCAGATAGATACTAATGTTGAAAGAATATCAGTATCGACATATGCTAACCAAGCCAACAAAAACACACAGGGTAAGCCGACTCAGGCTTTTGTGCAAAGATTGGCTTCCTCAACAAAGATTACGCTTTGGCCTGTCCCAGATCAGGATTACACCCTCTCCTATTTTAGGTTGCGCGGTATAGACGGCCTTTCTTCTGGATTAGGTACAACAGCAGCAGTCCCTCCGAGGTTTGTACCGTGTATGGTTGCAGGGTTAGCTTATTATGTAGCAATGAAGAAACCAGAAGCCGCAGCTAGAGTGGCACCATTAAAACAAGAGTATGAGTTTCAATTTGAACTTGCAGCAGGGGAAGATTCGGAATCGTCTTCTATCAAGTTTGTACCGTATGATACATTTATAGTGGGTAATTAATGAGTACAGCAAAAAGTACATATGCGTTTGGTTTTTGTGACAGGACTGGGTTTAGGTATCCCCTAAGAGATCTAGTAGATGAGTACAGGAACGGAACGAAAACTGGTCTCAAAATAGGTAGAGACGTGGTTGATGATGATCACCCACAGAACTTTATAGGGAGACTACGTGTAAACGATGCACAATCATTACCGTTTTCCAGACCCGACACAGCATTAACTGCCAGTAGAGCGTTGTACGGTTTTGATCCTGTGTGGAACCCCGCCCAATACATAACTGCATCGGTGGGTAAAGTAACAGTGACAACTTCGTGAGTGTATGATATTATTATGTAAAGGAGATTAATATGCCCGGAAAAATGAAAAAACCCGTCCCACCAAGCGCAAAAGGTAGCCTAGGTAAATTGCCAGAAGCAGTTCGTAATCAAATGGGTTACATGGCCTATGGTGGTAAAGTTAAGAAGATGAGGAGTGGCGGTAAATGCCGTGGTATGGGCAAAGCCAGCCGTGGTGGTAATTATAGTAGAGGCTAACTATAATGGGTAAAATGAAAGAAAAAGACTCAGAACTCCAAGAGTTACGTGAAGAGTTTTTTGATGGCCCTATGTCAGATTCTATGAGCTTTAATCAGTTCTTATTAAGTAGGGGTAAGGGTGATCTACTTAGACTGTCGGGTAGCAAACCTAGCAAGATGAAGCGCGGCGGGACAGTATGTCGTGGCGTAGGTAAGGCTCGTGGTGGTAAGTATAGGATAAGGTAAAATTAGATGAACTATACAGAGTTAACACAGGCTATAACTGACTATACCGAGAACACTGAGACCTCGTTTGTAGGTAATATACCTACATTTATACGTCAGGCTGAAGAGAAGATACTTAGGCAGGTTCTTATACCAGAGCTTAGAAAAGCATCTACAGGTGCCACTGTGGCTAACTCTCAATATCTTGCTAGGCCATCTGATATGATTGCAGTGTATTCTATTGCTCTGCAGGATGGTGGTGGTAACTGGGAATATCTTCTTAATAAGAATGTTACGTTTATAAAAGAAGCATATCCTGCAGATCCAAAGTCTAAACCAAAGTATTACGCGCAGTTTGTAGGCGGAACAAGCACAACTCCGGGCTTCTTTATTTTAGGTCCAACCCCAGACGCTGTGTATAATGTGCAGATAAATTACTATTATGATCCGCCATCTATTGTTAATGCTGGCACAACTTGGTTAGGTGACAACGCAGAGACAGCACTGCTGTATGGATGCTTGTTAGAGGCGTATTCCTATATGAAAGGAGACGCAGATCTTATGGCTCAGTACAGAGAACAGCACAGTCTAGCAATGCAGGCTTTCCAAAAGGTTGGTGGTTTGTTACAGCAAGATGGATATAGAAACGGAGAGGAGGGCTACGGCCCTAATTAATGAATGTTTAAGTTTCAAGTAGACGTACCAAAAGATCCGATTGTTAGTATACAAACTACTGACAAAAGAGGTTTTACACCTGACGAAGTTGCGGAGAGGTGCGTTTCAAAACTTATAGACGTTTCTGACAGCGCTCACCCTGCGATAAAAGATCAGGCAAGGGCGTTCCAAAAGCACATGGAAAAGGTGGTTGCATTTTATATGCGCGAAGCTATTCGCAGTGACCGCACAACCGTGTATAATGCCCTTACCGATGCAGGGCATCCTAAACTTGCCGAGCTAATAAGGAGATTATGACATGGCGTTCACTGGCAATTATATGTGTACGTCCTTTAAGCAAGAACTGCTAACAGGGCAACACAACTTCACTGCTTCTACAGGGCATACATTTAAGCTAGCGATGTACACAAACAGTGCATCCTTCACTGCTGCAACAACAGCTTACACAACTTCAAACGAAGTAAGTGGTACAGGGTACTCAGCTGGCGGTGGAACACTGGTTAATGTTACACCTACAACTAGTGGCACTACAGCACTAACTGATTTTAACGACCTTACATTCTCTACAGCTACAGTTACAGCTAGAGGTGCTTTGATCTATAACACCACAACAAACGGTGGATCAAACACAACTGACACAGTAGTTGTTCTGGACTTCGGTTCCGACAAGACATCTACAGCAGGTGACTTTACAATTCAGTTTCCAACTGCAAGTGCTTCAGACGCGATCATCCGTATAGCGTAGTTTCGGGGGTGACACTGTGGTTACCTTCGCAGATAGAGTAAAAGTCAATACCACCACAACCGGGACTGGCGACATAACTTTGGGGCAGGCCGCTGTTGGTTACCAGACCTTCGCGGCTGCTGGAGTGTCTGACGGTGATGAAGTTAGGTATGTTATAGAGGATGGATACGACTGGGAAATAGGAGCAGGAACCTACAACTCAAGTGGCACCACGCTCACCAGAAGCCTAGCGTCAAGCTCCACAGGTTCTCTCCTTAATCTTACAGGAAATGCAGAGGTCTTTATTAGCCCCTCTGCTGCTGATCTTGTTCTATCTAGTAATGCTTACAATTCAACAAAATTTACTTCTACAGCAGGCCAAACAACTTATACTTTAAATTATGTTGTAGGTGCTGTTGATGTTTTCTTTAATGGAGCAAAATTAACTGGCACAGATTACACAGCTACCAATGGTACATCGATTGTGTTGTCAGATGCTGCAGCCTTAGATGACATAGTAGAGGTTGTAGAGTATGGTATATTCAATACTAACCTTTCTACTTTTGGTAATAATTTTACGTTACCATCTACAGATGGCACGAGCGGTCAAGTTCTTGGCACAAACGGTAGCGGAACATTAAGTTTTGTAGATGGTGGTGGAGGAAGTGCTAGTCTAGATGCAATAACAGTTATACCATCAAGAACAGTCACATCTAATATTACAGTTAGCTCAACACAAAGTGCTTTTTCTATTGGTCCTATAACTATACAAAGTGGTGTAACTGTTACCGTTCAAACTGGCGGTAGATATGTAATGATATGAGGTTATCATGGTTAAATCGAACAATAGAAAATTTGGAGATATAGGCGGCGCAGGAGAAAAAGACTTCGGCGCAAATCCACTTTTATTTGCAAATATGTACGCAACTGAAGCTGATTTGCCCTCTGCTACTACTTATCATGGTATGTTTGCTCATGTTCATGCAACAGGGAGAGCATATTACTCACATGCAGGTAATTGGATTAAGCTAGTCGAAGAAGACAGTTCTGGAAATATTGCAGTAACTGGAACAGTAGATGGAAGAGATCTTTCAACTGATGGAACCAAGCTAGACGGAATAGAGACAGGAGCTACAGCGGATCAAACCGCAGCTGAAATAAGAACTCTTGTTGAAAGTGCTACAGACAGTAACGTATTTACCGATGCAGATCATACAAAACTAAATGCGATTGAGGATAGCGCTACAGGAGATCAGACAGACGCAGAAATAAAAATAGCATACGAAAACAACTCAGATACAAATGCTTTTACTGATGCATTGCAGACCAAGTTAAATGGCATAGAGGCATCAGCCACTGCTGATCAAACAGATGCAGAGATTAGGGCAGCAGTAGAAGCAGCTACCGACAGTAATGTTTTCACTGATGCTGACCACACTAAGTTAAATGGAATTGAGGACAACGCTACAGCTGACCAGACCGCAGCAGAGATAAGAACTTTAGTTGATAGCGCCACAGACAGCAATGTTTTCACTGATGCGGATCATACTAAATTGAACGGTATCGAAGCTAGTGCAACCGCTGATCAGACTGCAGCAGAAATAGAGGCGATTGTTAGTCATGATAATCTATTAGATTTTGTAGCTAATGAACACATAGACTGGACAACCGATCAGGGTGCTACTGACATCCATATAAATAACATTCAGGCATCCACAACATCTGTAGCGGGTACGATGTCTTCTGCTGACAAGACTAAGCTGGATGGCATAGAAGCCGCAGCTACAGCCGATCAGACGGCAAGTGAGATACTTACAGCAATAAAAACTGTAGATGGAGCAAGTTCTGGTCTAGATGCTGATTTATTAGACGGCAATGAAGCGACACACTTTCTTAATACTTCTACTTCTTTTGGTGGTGATGTATCTGGTACTTACAACGCTATCGTAATAGCAGATGATAGCCACAACCACACTATAAGCAATGTGGATAATCTTCAAACAACACTTGATGCAAAGTTAGCTCTGGCTGGCGGTACGATGGCTGGAAGTCTTGTTCTACATGCAGACCCTACTGCATCTTTGCAGGCAGCTACAAAACAGTATGTAGACACTATTGCTTCTGCAGGTCTACATTATCATCAACCTGTTCGTGTTGAACATCCTAGCAATTTAAATGCTACATACAATAACGGATCTTCTGGTGTTGGAGCTACACTAACTAATGCTGGATCAAATGCAGCTATAGAATTAGATGGTGTTACTCTTTCTTTAAACGATAGAGTTCTTGTCGCCAATCAAACCAACCAAGCTCACAACGGTGTATATAAAGTAACTACTACAGGTGATGCCTCTACCGCATGGGTCTTAACAAGAACCACTGATACAGACAGCTATGCTCCCTCTGACCCTGATGCGTTCGGCAAAGGTGATGCATTTTTTATTAAAGAAGGTGACACAAACGCAGGTCATTTGGATGTTCTTAGCACATCAGGAGCTATCGTTTTTGGAACAACCAACATAATTTTTTCAGAAGTAGCTGAAACAACTGTGTATGCTGCAGGGACAGGATTAACTCTTACTGGCACTACCTTTTCTGCAGATCAAGCTATTGCTACTACAGCCACTCCTACTTTTGCAGGTCTTACTGTAAATGGAAATATAACTGTTACAGGAAACGTTGACGGCAGAGATGTGTTAGCAGACGGAACTAAGTTAGACGGGGTAGAAACAGGAGCGACTGCTGACCAGACAGATGCTGAGATAAAGACTGCTTATGAGAACAACAGCGATACTAACGCCTTTACAGATGCACTTTTAACTAAACTAAACGGCATAGAAGCAAGCGCCACAGGAGATCAGACAGCAGCCGATATAGAAGCAATTGTTAGTCACGATAATTTACAAGATTATGTAGCAAATGAGCATATTGATTGGACAACAGACCAAGGTGCTAGCAACATACATGTCAATAATGTGGTAGCAGCTAGCAACTCAACTAGTGGTCTTATGTCATCTTCAGATAAGGTCAAACTAGACGCTATAGAAAGTAATGCTACAGCTGATCAAACTGCTGCAGAGATAGAAGCTATAGTAAACCATGACAACTTGTTAGGCTTTGTTGCGAACGAGCATATTGATTGGACTGCTGATCAAGGTTCTACAAACATAGATATTAATAACATACAGGCTGCTACCACATCAGTAGCAGGGTCTATGTCCTCTACTGACAAAACAAAACTAGATGGTATAGAAAGTAATGCTACAGCAGATCAAAGTGACGCAGAAATAAAGACAGCGTATGAAAATAATAGTGATACCAATGCTTTCACAGATGCTTTGCAAACCAAACTTAATGGCATAGCTTCAAGTGCAAATAACTACTCCCACCCAAACCACTCAGGAGATGTTACATCAACAGGAGATGGCGCAACTACTATTGCCACTAGCGCTGTTACGTCTGCTAAAATTGCAAGTAATGCTGTTACGTCTGCTAAAATTGCAAATAATGCAGTCACTGCAGCCAAATTAGATCAAACATATTTAACTGCACACCCCAATATAAATGGTGCAAGTGATTCATTAAACAGTGGAACTACGTTTATTCAAGCTTTACAGTTTGATAGTAATGGTCATGTTACGAACGTAAACACAGGAACAGCACCTACGTTTTCAACAGGTAAAGCCATAGCAATGGCAATTGTATTCGGATAGGATTTAAATATGGCAGCACCAAATATAGTAAATGTATCAAGTATTTTTGGAAAAACCGTTAGCGCTCTTCTAACTACAACTACCTCTACTACTATTGTAAGTTGTCCTTCTAACAAGGTATTAAAAATAAACACAATCCTTGTATCAAATGTAGACGGGGCCAATGATGCTACAGTATCATGTTATTTTCGTGACAATAGCGCTTCAAGTGTTAGAAGTATAGCAACTACTATAAATGTACCTGCAGATAGTACATTGGTTTTACTAGATAAAAATACTTCAATATATTTGGAGGAATCGGATGAGATAAGAGCTGGAGCTAGTGCTAACAGTGATCTCAATATAATTATATCCTATGAAGAAATAGATGATGCATAGGTGATGCATGGCTTTCTACCGTCCTTTTGGAGGCATAATAGGCGCTGCTAAAGACAGCAAAGAGTATGGTGAATCTGGTGTAAAAGGTAACGGTGTATGGGATCTTACAGCCCCGTATTTAAATTTAAACAAACCAGCGGCTGGAGGAGTGCAATTTGCTGCCAAACCTAGTGTTTACACTTGGACTGTCCCTGCAGGTGTAACATCAGTTTGTATACTATGTGTTGGTGGAGGCGGGGGCGCTGCTGGAACTGGTAGTAACCGTGGCGGAGGCGGCGGTGGAGGCGGTGGTTTAAGTTACGCTAATAATGTTAGTGTAACTCCGGGTCAAAATTATACAGTTAGATCAGGGCCGGGAGGCTTAGGGGCTACTAGTATTAGCGCTACTGGTCAACCCGGTTCTGGTTCTTATTGGATAAACACTAGTACTTTATTAGGTGGAGGTGGTTCTGGCGGAAACCCAGCACCGTCATTTGGCACTGGTTCATCCTCTAGTGGAGGTTCAGGAAATAGTGGATCAATAGCAGACGGTGGAGGAAACGGAGGGTTTGGAGGAGAGCCTAGATACAACAACGCTGGCGGTGGCGGCGGCGGTGCTGGTGGTTATTCAGGACAGGGCGGTGGCGGTGCTTCAGGAAACTCTAACGTAGGAGGTTCTGGAGGCGGCGGAGGCGGCGGCGGTGGCGGAAATACTGCATTTAATTTCTGTCGTGGCGGTGGCGGAGTAGGAATATTTGGAGAAGGAGCAAGCGGAGCAGTAGGCGGAAATGGAGGATCTGGCGGAGGTGATGGTTTGTCAGGTACTTTCAATTCTGATGGTGGCGAATATGGAGGCGGTGGCGGAGCTGATGACGATGATGTATCAACAGGCGGTTCAAATCGTTCTGGTGATGGGGCAAATGGTAGAGTTCGTATAATTTGGGGGGCTGGAAGATCTTTTCCACAAAGTAATGTTGATATTGGCGCTTCAGGTGGTTCGGAGATTATATACACATCATGAGCAGGTGGAGAGGAAATGGCAGTATAATAGGTGGTTTAGATAAAAGAAATTATCAATCCTCTTCAAATAGCTCAGATGGTGTTTGGGGTTTAGAATCAAAATATAATTTAATGAACGCTGCAGCTACGGGGTCAGCTATATTTGAGACTGCAGGCGATACTACTTTTACTGTGCCAGCAGGAGTAACATCTATATCTATTGTAGTTGTAGGTGGTGGGGGCGGTGGAGCCGCTTCTACAACCGCTCCTAACGGCGTTGGTGGGGGCGGAGGCGGTGGTGGAGGTCTTGCCTACAAAAACAACATATCAGTCACTCCGGGCCAGTCTTTTTCTGTAAGAGTTGGGGCGGGTGGTAATGGAGGCAGCAGTGCTGGTAACAGCAATCACACAGCAGGTGGCTCAAGCTTTGTAAACGTTAGTGGGTCTGGTTCTCCTGATGTCTCTGCTAGCGGTGGAGGTGCTGGTGCATATAATCAAAATATACCAAGCCTGTCTGTTTCTGGAGGAGCTTGGATAATTGGAGATGGTGGAGGAACAGGGGGAGGTGGAAGATATGGGGCCAATGGTAACGCAGGCGGAGGTGGTGGCGGAGCCGCTGGCTATTCAGGTAACGGAGGGCGTGGTGGAAATCACACTGGAGGTCCATCAAGTGGATCTGGCGGAGGCGGCGGTGGAGGCGGTGGTTGTAACAGCTTTACTGGAACCGTAACCGCTGGAGGAGGTGGAGTAAAACTTTTTGGTGCTACAGGCTTTTCTGGAGCTGCTGCTTCTTTTAACAACCAAGGCAATCAAACCAACATTCATGGGTATGATGGCAGTCAAGCAACCGCTACCACATCAAGGACTGGTGCATATGGTGGTGGAGGAACAGGAGCGGAAGATGACTCTGGTGGCGCTGGAGGAGCTGGATCTACTGGTGGTGTAAGAATAGTTTGGGGGGAAGGAAGGGCTTTCCCGTCAACTAATGTTGATGAAGCAAGCGATTTAGGTAATACTACTATATATTAAAGTTCAATTGAACTTTTTGGAGGAACTAATGTCTACCTTAAAAGTAAATGAGATAACCAACGCAGCTGGAACAGGCGCTCCTAATTTTTCTGATGGGTTAAAATATAATGGAGCAGCCTTATCCACACTAAATACATATGAGTATACATCGTCTGCTACAGAACCAAGTAATCCTAGTAATGGTGCGTTGTGGTGGGATAGCGCAAATGCTCAAGCTAAAATATATGTTAATAATTCTTGGAAAACTGTTACTTTAGAGGGTGTTGATTCAACGCCAGCAGCTTTTATAGGAGACAGAGGAGTATTTATTAATGGTAGATATTTTGCCTCTTCAACTTATTATTCATTAAATATTATCGACTATATTGATATAACTACTACAGGTAATGCTACAGACTTTGGTGATACCTCTTATGGAGTTAGTTGGGAGTCTAGTGGTGGAGCATCTAATGGTACTAGAGGTGTTTTTACTGCTGGTAACATGCAGGCTCAAGCAAGTGTACAAACTCCTTATAGTAATGATATACACTATATAACCATATCTACTCCTAGTAACTCTGTAGATTTTGGAGATTTAACTGTAGCAAATTCAAATACAGCAGGAACTTCAAACGGAACTTATGGGTTGTTTTGGCAGGGTATTACTAACACTAGTGGTATAGATTATGTCACGATAGCTACCACAAGTAATGCTAGTGATTTTGGTGACTCTAATTACACTGAACAACGTGTTACAGGAGCAAGTGGGAAAACAAGAAATTTTGCTTATGGTGGTCCAGCATCAAGTCATGATGACGCTAACAATAATTATGGTCAAAATATACAGTATGTAACAGTTGCTACTCCTAGTAATGCTCTTGATTTTGGAGATCTTACAAGTGGTGCTGATAGAGGAGGAAGTGCTTCTGATAATACCAGATCAGTATTGGCTTTAGGTTTAGACAATATAACTGGCTCTACTGTCTATTCAAATGTTTTATGTTATATAACACAAGACACTACAGGCAATGCTACAGACTTTGGGGATTTAACTGTAGGAAGATGGGGTATAGCAGGATGCTCTAATGCAACAAGAGGTGTTTTTGCAGGAGGTAACTATGGCGCTACTTTCACAAATACAATAGATTATATTACAATACAAACAACAGGTAACGCTGCTGATTTTGGAGACATGACAAATGGTAGGTATGTTTTTAGTTCTTTAGCAGGAAACCCGTCATGAGTGATTTTGTCAAAGTAAAAAAGCTTACAAGCGCCACTGGAGGAACAGTAAACTTCCCTAATGGCATTAATATAGCAGGATCAGGCAGCGGTATTACAGGAACTACACATACTGTATCAACAACTGAACCTAGTACTCCATCGAATGGAGATACATGGTTTAACCCTAACGGTGATTATTATTATGTCCGTATGGATAATGATTGGAAGCCTTGGTTAGGAAGTCCACCTAGCGCTTTGTATTGGGCTGGAGATAGAGGTATATGTCCATCTGGTTATGACGGATCTGGAACTGCTCACACTGATTACCCT